CCATTATATGTAGGAATCTGCATAGACTACATAAGCGCGTCAGAAGTAGTGACTGCATACCTCGATGTGCTGTACGCAAGCGCGTTCGATACCGTAACAATTGCTGAATTCGTATTAGCACATCCGACTATATTGTACGTGGCGATAGACGATACGGTGTCGATCATAGAGGACGAGAGCATTGTACTACCATTCTTAGTTCCAGATGTGTTTGACAGCATCGCCATAGCGGAGGTAGCGTCGGCGCTCCCGGACGTGCTGAATATGTCCGCAGGCGAGGACATTTCCGTATTCGATATTGGAAATACTATACCGATATGCGATGTGGGCCCTGTTGAAGAACACGTTGTGATCGTGGAGGATGTAGCACTGCTGCCGGATGTGCTGTTCATGTTCGCATTCGACGATGTTACTATTACAGAGCAGCCGACGTACATAGCCGATCCGTGGATGTCGACTGCGTTCGACACTGTGATGATCATAGAGGTCGTAACGGCCTCACCGGATCCGCTGCAGGTGAGCGCATCAGATAGCATAGCAGTAGGCGAGCCGACAGACCTCGCTCCAGATCCATTGATCTTGGAGTTGGTAGATACGATCTCAATTATAGAGAACCTGCAGCGACAGATGACCATCAGCGTCAATGTGTCCGACACCGTAACGATAGTAGAGGTGTTCGATACAATAGGGCTGTCGTACATAAGCCGATTTGAGTTGACGCACGTAACGGAATCAGTAAACGTGATGGCATTCGCCAGCTTCTGCGTCTGGGAAGACATCAGTGTATCCGACTCGTTTATTGCCGTCGTCATACCGCTGCTGTTCATGTCCGTGTACGAATACGTGCAGATATTCGAGGAGGCCGAGAACGCACCGGACGAGATGTTCATAGATCTGCTGATAGACACCATCAGCATCGCAGAGGTTGCGTTTATACAGGACGCAAAGCCGGTAGTGGGGCCGATCGTCGAGAACGTCCTGTTGATAGATCGGGTTTCAAGCATATACATCGACGCACTGTTCATGCAGAACATCATCGAAGTGATCAGCATCACAGAGGTACTGGTCATAACCCCCGATCCGTTGTACATCAGCTTGGTGGACAGCATATCCATTGTGGAAGTGCTTGCCGACCAGGAGACGATAGACGTATTCTTTGCAGAGGATATCACCATCATCGAGGATCTGGTGATAGAGAACCCACTGGTATACATGGCAGCGGAAGAGATCATCACCGTTGTGGAAGAGGTCATACGTGACCTGCAATCGAGCTTCAGCAGGATTGATGCAATATCGATATCAGAGGCCACAAGCATAGCGCCCGATCCGCTCAACATCTTATTGGTAGAGAACATCGTCATTGATGAGAACCTGGTCGATCAGGAGGTGATGGAGCTCCTCATATTCGACACGATATCGATAGTGGAGGACATAGGACTGCCAGAGATGTTGATCGGCATAAACGAATTTGAAGACATACAGTTTGACGATGTGATAGTGTCGGGGCCACTCATCGAGACGTTGAGCATGCTTATAGACCTGACACCAGTGAGCAGGGTACGAAGAGTCATCGACCTAATAAGGAATCCATAACATGGTGACAGAAGTAACGAAGGGCGACAACATCGACTTCAGATCACGGATCGAAGAGCCGGTCATCAACTGGAAGATACGCGCCACGATCTGGGACGAGGACGACAACGTCATAAGGAAGGCGACAGCCAACTCAGGTGGCACAGACGATCAGATACAGGTGACAGATCTGTCAAACGGGGAGTTCGTCGTACACATCCTGAAAGGCGAGACGGCAGGCTTCCTTGACGTAGCACAGATCGAGATCCAGGTGGAGCCTCCGACAGGAGAAGTGTACACGCTATTGAAGGACACGATCGTGCTCACGCCGAGGAAGATAGATTGGGTGGCACCGTGATAACCAGCTTCATGCAGGTGATAGATAAGGGAATACAGGCGGCGGTGTTCAACCGATTCAAGGACATCCTGTCCATCACTGACATGAGTAATGACACCGTGCTATTCCCGAAAGAGATAGCGATGAGGACGATCGCTGAGAAGCGAGGTAAGGCAGCGGTCGAGTTTATCAACCTGTGGCGCGAGGTAACGAACTACGACTGGGCCTTGCAGAGGACGCCTGTATCAAGGTTGGGCATAAACCTTGAGTACGACGACGGCACCAAGAAGAGGATCATAAACGTCAAGACGGTGCCGGTGCACCTCGAGTATGGGGTGTGGTGGTGGACGAAGGACTACGACAAGTACAACAGGTGTGCTGAGAAGTATCTGTTCTGGCAGCAAGAGAATCCGAACCTAGATGTAAACTACAACGCCGGACTGAGCAACTACCCGCTGGAGATGGACTTACACTTTGGTGAGGTATCGGATGAGTCAACGACACCGGACATGTTTGATAAGGGGCTGTACTTTGTAATGCATGCACCCGTCATAGTGGATGGGTGGGTGTTTACAGATAGCCTGGTAAGGACAGTCAAGAAGGTTGTGGTAACGGTATATGACAATACCTACACCGACACGACACCGCCGATATTATGGCAGGAGGAGATTGTCTGCACATGAAAGGAATGGTAGACTCTATACAGGGATCACTGCAGGAGAAGATGACGCCCGAAGAGAAAGAGAGCATGAGGCATGAGCTTACTACTCCTGACATGAGGCCGCAGCCGTTCGACGTATCACTGGACGGATGGCTGGACAGGATCGAGCTGTGGGGCAAGGTATCATATATGCACATAGATCCTGAGAACAAGGTAAAGGACAAGGTCAGCAGGAATCAGTTCATGGGCAGAATGGCTGACCAGAATCTCCTGAAGATGTTCGGCACATGGCACATCGAAGAGCTGAACATAAACAAGATCAAGATATACAGGAAGTACGTCGGGATGGACGCGAAGGACTACACGGAAGAGTTTATCGTATCAATAGACCTAAGAGACGAGCTGAAACCAGCCCTGAAGGCCGGAGGCATCGTCGGCTGGCTTCGGGATGCGTTCGGAGCAGTGACAGGAATATAAAACAAGAGGAGGCATAACATGTCAATATTTTTATCGCCTGGAGTTTACGCCAGAGAGCGGGACATCTCAACGATCGTTCCGAACCTGTCGAGCACGATAGGGGCGATCGTGGGATACTCGGAGAAGGGAAGTGTCAATGATATAAAGTTGCTGACCAACTCACAGCAGTTTATCGATGAGTACGGCAAGCCACCCGCCGGATCACCGACTACCTTCTTCCACTACTCTGCGCTGGCCTTCCTCGAAAAAGGGAACAGGCTGTACGCACTGAGAGTAGCAAACGCTCCGAAGTACGGTGGTGAGTGGATCATCAGGCCGGGTGGTGCAGGAGCCAACACAGCGTTGGTGGCAGGATCGACCGACCAGGCATACCACGCCGTTGGTGGGCAGGACATTCTGTTCTACATATACGCTGTGGATCCAGGCGCATGGAACAACAGCATATCGATAAAGATACCGACGGCGAGCATCGATGCGCCCCTGTATCAGTTCAACATCGAAGTGTACACCAAAGACTCCGACGGCAACTATACCAAGCAGGAGGTATGGACGGTATCAAGGAAGCACCAGAACGACGGATACGGCCGACAGATGTACATACAGGACAAGATCAACGGGTTCTCCAGCTACATCTTTGTTGCCGACAACACGGCAGAGGCTGATACGGTGCTGCCGACACCGCAGGATACATACCTGGATATGGGCGGTGGGGACTCGGGAACAATTCCAACCGACGGCCAGCTGGTAACAGGGTGGGGTCTGTTCGCTAACCCCGATGACATTGACATCAGGATACTAATCAACGCGGGCAACACAGCTTTCGCAGTGCAGGATGCGATGAGAAACCTTGCGGAGACGAGAGCCGACTGCGTGGCGGTGCTTGATATACCGTATGCACAGCTGACAAGTGTCAACGCTATGGTGCTGTGGAGGACAGGCGTCCAGAACTTCAACTCGACATACTGTGCCCTCTACGCTCCGTGGGTGAAGATATATGACTCGTACAACGACAAGATCGTAGAGGTGCCTCCGTCAGGATACGTGGCGGCGCAGTTTGCCTACAATGACTACGTGGCAGAGCCATGGTTTGCACCGGCAGGATTCAACAGAGGACTCCTGAACGTGCTTGGACTGACCAACGTATTCACACAGGGTGAGCGCGATTCGCTGTACGAAGAGCAGATCAACCCACTCCAGACATTCAGGGGTGAGGGCACCGTGGTATGGGGCCAGAAGATGGAGAAGTCAATACCGTCCGCATTGGACAGGGTGAACGTCAGGAGGCTCCTCATCACGCTCGAGAAGGCAATGGCTGTGGCACTTCGGGGGTTCTGCTTTGAGCCCAACACAGAGGTCACGAGACTTCGAGTGTCAACGACGCTGGAGCAGTATCTCGACCTGCTCTCTGCAAGGGGAGCCTTCCAGACAGAGCTGGGAGATAAGGGGTACAGGGTGGTATGCAACACGACCAACAACACCCCGCAAACGATCGATGCAAATGAGCTTCACGTGGATGTGTTCCTGAAGCCGGTAAGGGCAGCAGAAATAATCCAGCTCCAGGCGATAATCACCCAGACAGGAGCGAGCTTCGAAGAGCTCATTGCACAGGGAGTGATGTTCTAACTTGCAGCACACGATTAACGAATACAGAAGAGCAAACGGCAAACCCATAATATTTATATGGGATGGGCTGATGTCCAGCTTTTGCAAAGAGCACTGTTGGGCAATGGCGCGAGAAGGGTACATTTACCACGCACCTGACTACTATCTCAACGGGTGGTCGGAGGTTGTGTATGAATGCTCTTACAACGGAGAGGATATCAATGGGATGGCAAGGAGAATAATCTTTGAGCACCTCAACGACAGCCCAGGGCATAGAAGGATACTGCTGGAGTCAACGGAGATGGCATATGCCTTTGTCATCAATAATTGGAAGCTGTACTTAACAATACGAGGCAAATAACGAGGGAGGAGAACATGCCGGACAATCTGTCAGTGAATAATCTTAAGGCGAACCTGACTAATCCACAGAGGGTATACATGTGGAACGTGATCGTACCGAACCCTGTGGGTGGAGGGGATTCGGATGTGCTCACGCTCAGGGCGCAATCAACCGAGATACCCGGCCGAAGCGTGGGGCAGATCCCCGTGCCGTACAAGCAGTCGGCGGGACTACGGTTCCACGGCAAGCTGACGTACTCGCACACGTGGGACGTGACATTCGTGGAGGGTGAGGATCGCAGGGTGTTCGACACCATCTACGCATGGAATCAGAACATCGTCCACGACGTAGCGAACGTGGGAGCAGGTGACATCGCTATCAAAGCCGATGTCATACTTCAGCTCATTACGACCAAGGGAGAGGAGTCGATGCAGATAAAACTCATCGGCGCATTCCCAATGGCGGTCGGTGATGTGGCATTAAGCTATGAGTCGGAGGCGATCGTCAACTATGCAGTAACGTGGAGCTTCGACAGCTGGGTGAGGGTGTAAACAATGCTATTTGACCCGACCCTTGAGATACCACGATATACGTGGAGATTGCAACGCGCCTATATGTGGGAGGTCATGCTCCCGGATATAGGAGGCATCTCAGGAACGCTTCTATCAACATACTGCCAGGACATCAAGTTCGGCGACTACGGGATGGAGGAAGTGGCCTCCCTCAAGTACGGCGCGTTCAGGGCTAAGTATGCAGGAGAGCTGGACATACCAGACCTGACGCTTACATTCCTTCGCCCGGTGCCCGATCAGGTGACAGCGTATTTTTACGCATGGCGGCATTTGATAGTGACGGATGACGGGTTCTACAATCCGAAAGGCAACTACGCACGGAGCATCTACTTTTACCTGTACGATACTACAGGCGCAATTGCGAACAAGATACAACTGGTTGGATGCTTCCCCAAGGATCTGCCAGGCTGGGACTTTAGCTATGAGTCAGAGAATGTATCGAAACTGACGATAACGATCAGTGTGGACAGGATGGCATTCGGAGAGTTCGTATCACCAGTGTTCATACAGGATACCGTCCAGCCGTTTACACGGGTAGACATAGAGGACACGTCGAGCGTTACGCCAAGGACAAGGCAGACGATAGCACCGCCTGCAAGATATACAGTACCGACAGGTGGTGTACCAACTTCGAATGTGCCATCGCCACTTGGATTTTTAGGGGCTATAATTCCTGCGATAGCACCAAAGTTGATAAGTATTGCGGTGGGTACGGTGTTTGCCGGAGCGAAGCAAGTCATAGGAGCTATTGCGAAGCCTGTGGCAGAGGCAGAGCCTGCGTTTGCTATTAGAGGATCTTTGTCCGACGGACTGGCCGCTAAAGCAGGCACTGGTATATCATGGGCTTCATTGACACCAGTACCGTCACGTGAGCAATCCTCCATGACATCGACAATTAACTATGCACCGACGGATCGTCAGATGGGATCGTTGTCGGACTCATTGCGTAAGGCGGTTTCAAGTGAGACATCTACATTTGCAATACACACTCCTCTTGCTATAAGTGGAGGTGTAGGATAAATAGTAGTGCCCATAAGGGCAACAGAGAGAATGTTCTCCTGACAAAAAGCAAAGGAGGCAGACATGTCAGAAAGCGAAAAGAAGCACATACGAACAGAGTTCGGTAAAGGAAAAGGCCCTGCTGTCGGATTGAAGGACAGCAAGGAGCAGGCACATGTAGCACCAGAGGCACCCGCATCACAGGCATCTACTCAGTACGTCGGAATAGACTTTCCCTCAAAATATCTTGTGTATCAGGGGATCGACCCAACCAAGGTCGGCATTCGGCTTCTCAAAGGCAAGGATGAGAAGCTGATCGCGGAGCTGAGCTATGACAACTTCGAGAGGAAGTTTGCGGAGATAATCCGCAACGTCATTGTGGGGATCGACCCACGGGAGCTGACGATTGGCGACAGGCTGTACGTCATGCTGTGGGAGGCGATCAACTCCTACAACAAGATAGCGGAGATCGAGATGCAGTGCAAGTCGTGCCTGCAGACCGTGACGTACCAGATAGACTTATCAACGCTGGCCGTGGTAGAGCTTCCTGCAGGCTTCAAGGAGCCATGTCCGATAACGATGTCAAACGGCGACATAATTAACATGAGGCTGTTCAGGGTAAAGGACGAGGAGAAGCTGTTCGACGTTCAGAAGGCTGGATACAAGACGTGGCTGTACCGGTTTGCATTGAGCATCATAGATGAAAAGAAAAGCGATTGGGATAAGGTGGCGTACCTCGAAGAGCTGAACACACGCGACCTCGCACTGATCAGGGCATTCCATGAGCAGTATTATCATGGCCCGAAGATGGAAGCAATGGTTGAATGCCCGAAATGCGGAGCCTCGGAGGTGGCTCCCGTACCCTTTCGACTTGAGTTCTTTTTTCCTTACGGCAAGGCGCTACGAAAGTATTTTGGAGGTACAGTTTAACCTGGCGTACCACAACATACTGTCGGCGTCCGAATACGATGAGACGGATCTGAAGGACATAGACTGGCTGTACAGCAGGCTGGCGAAGCAGAAGCAGGAAGAGGCTAAGACGGCAAAGCAGGCGATGACAGGCAAGACGGAGTTGCCGCCCGACTAACGGAGACACGATGGCACAGAACTGGAAGGGTAAATACGAGAAGGTCGACACAACATTCACGGAGAAGTCGGCCCACATAATAAAATCAGTGCGGGCAAAGCTCGCTACTGATTTTATGATGTTCTTCCGGCGTATGATTACTGTGTACTCTCCGAAGGGTGAAGTGGGCCAAGAGCTTCAGGGAGGGCTGATACTGACGTCCAGGATCATCAGGGGGCTTGACACCCTGCTGGGGCTGGGAGGCAGGCCGTCAACAGCGGATGAGATCGACAAGCTGTTCCAGGACATAGAGAGCCTGAAGCTCCAGATGATGTGGTTCAGGAATAAGTACAATACAAGCCCCAAGTTCATGAGGGAGTCACAGCGGATAGCCCGTATGACAGGAGTGGGCTTTGACACTCTCATCAATGCACTGAACGCAATAGAGGAGGAGCTTCAGAATCTTGAGATGCAAGGCGAGAGCAAGATCGAGTTCCTGAAGAAGCACGCGCCTGAGCTGTACGAGATGGGAGCGGGCGCCGCAAGGTTCCTCGGGATGGCAGCACTGGGGCCGTTCTACGAGATCGGCGCGATCGCCACGCGAGGGATAACGGGCATAGCAAAGGAGTTCAGGTCACGAAGGATAGCACGGCAGAAGCAATCAATATCGGGCAGGCTCGGATCAATCGGTGCGGATATCGGTGAGGACGTGATGGGAGGCATGGGGCGCGGCCGTGCAGCAGGAGCGGGTAGACGGGGCGTCAAGGATATATTCGGAATGGCCGGCCTGGGAGGTGGATCGACAGCAAGAGACGGTGACATGAGTGGTGCCACCGTAGCAGGCATGGCGGGGTTCTTTGATACAGAGGCATACAGGTCACGATGGACAAAAGAGGTACTGCAGCTCCTGAAGAATATGTCAGGAGGGCCGGGAGGTGGCACAGGATGGCTATCTCAGCTGGGCAAGCTTGTGCCCGTGCTCGAAATAGTGGCCGTTGCACTGGCAGGCATAGGTGGATGGATGCTCGGCCGCAAGATAGATGAGGGCATCAGGAAGACCGTAGGCGACAAGGCATACGACAACTTCTGGCTGTCGATGGCAACAGGAGGCAGGCAAGGTGAAGGGATACCAAAGACCCTGGCAAGTATGATGTTGCCTCAGATGGGCCCATCAGCGGAGAAGACCCTGCTGACCAAGAAGTCGTTCGACATAATGAGGTCGAAGGGCATGGACGTGACGCAGTACTTCTCCAAGGATCAGATCGCTATATACGATGCCATGAACAAGATCGGGAATGCGGTTCAGTCAGGCCTCAAGGCCGTGACAGACACATTTCAAAAGGCGTTCCCTGGCCAGGGCACGATGCCAACAACAGGATCGACGCAGGCCATGTACAGGCCAGACGATCCATTGACAGATAATCTCAACAGGACTGATGAGGAAACAGCATGAGTGACTTTTTCGGGGACTTCATAAATCAGCAGGGAACCAGGACGATGGGGCTGCTCCAGGGTCTTGGAGTGGGGGTTGCCGCATCGACACAGGCTAATGCGATAGGATATGCATCCTCCTTAATAAGCCAGCTGGTCTCCGGGGCGAATATACAACACGGGCGATACGTATACAATCAAAGCGCCCTGGCGATATCTTCGGCCAAGATACCTGTGATGGAGTACAGTGGGGTCGTTCCTGATGTTCAAGGAGGCATCCCACCGCAGTATATGGTGACGATACAAAACTCATATAACAAGGTCATAAGAGCAACGCTTCAAGAGTCATTTATGATGAGCACGACATCGGACTGGATTCCATTCCTGAACCCCAAGATCAGCGACAACCTGGTGAAGCTCGGCGCACTGTTCCACATGTCACTATTCCCAAGATTTGCATCCAGGCGCGTGTGGCGTGGCACGTCACCGATCCAGATGAAGCTGAGGCTGAAGTTCGAGGCGGTGAACAATTCATGGCAAGAGGTAGTCCTGCCATGCCTTCGACTCATGCAGATGTCCCTACCCGGTGAGGGAGGGATAAAACCATTTCAGAGGTTCGGATCTTCTTTTACAATACCTGTACTTGAACCGCCGGGCCCCAGCCCGTTCATGCTGAACGAGGATGTCAAGACAAACTTCGAGACCGGCAATCTAACCAGCTTCACGAACAGGCTTAACCAGATCGTAGTATCGGGATCAGACCAGATCAGGATCAAGATAGGCAGGCTGGTGGAGTTCAACAATGTTATTGTAGAGAGTGTGCAGGTGGAATACCTGAACAAGTTCGGATCGGACGGCAAGCCCGTTGGCGCAAGAGTAGAGATAACATTCTCGACATACGAGATATACACCAAAGAGGCGATAGAGGAATCACACAACCCGCAGGGATAAAATGGACAGGACCGTATTCTATGCGAAGGAGACAGTAACAGATCAGGTGACGGGGGTGCGCCAGCAGGAGCTGGACTATCTGCACAACAGCCTGAACAACTTCGTGATGACATATCTCCCGTCATATTATAGGGTGGAGGAGTCGGACATATACAGGCCCGACACGATCAGCCAGAGGAACTACGGCACGATAGGGTATTGGTGGATCATACTGTTTAAGAACGGCATACACGATCCATTCAACGACCCACAGGTGGGGCAGCAGTTTACCATACCGAACGTGCTGGACATATACAACTTCTGGAAGAACTTCAGGGTGGTCGCACCGAGGCCGAACGTGCTATTAAAGCCGTCAGGAGTTAGTCCATGAGCATCGCCGTACAGGGTAACTATACATTGAATATAAAGTTCGGTGATACAAACATACCGTTGAACCCGACGGCCATGGACGAGTTCACGATCATACAGGACATGAACAGGTTCCTGCCTTACTTCAGGCTACGATTGATGGACTCAAGCGGCATATTTACACACGTTGCCCCGTTCGACAAAGGCATGAGCAGAGTGTCTGTGCAAGTCGCAGGCAGCATAGGAACAGACATACAGAACGCCTACAGCTTTGTAGTGTACAGGAGATTCCCCGAGTCGATGTATGTTGTGTCGAACCACTATGACGTGGGTGGACTGCTGGATGTATCGAACCTGTTCAACCCGAGCATATGCAGGGCGTTCGTTGATACCATAGGCAACGTCGCGGCCTACATAGCGATCAACGAAATGGGGTGCGACGATATAGATATAAGCCAAAGTCTCATGACGTTGACAAAGAAGATACTGCAACCGAGATGGACGAACGCACAACTGTTCAAATACTGGAAGAGGACGCTTGGAGATACGGGCGGGTATTGCTATATGCCATTCATCAAGGTAGTCGACGGCAACTTTATATTTACGTTGAGAAGTCTAAGCGACATGATGAATGCAAACCCGGAATATAAGTTCATCGTCGGGGATAGGCCATACATGGACTACCTGCCGGTGACGGACTACACCATATTCGACAACTATAAGATACAAGGCATCAAGGGAGTGAAGACGCAGGAATACTTCTACTTCGATTACAACCTGGGCGAGCTCATCGATGCACGTGACAACTATGAGGACTACGTATCGCTGTCCGACTTTATTACAGCCGACATAGAGGACTCCGAAGAGAGCATCACGATCCAGAACCTGGGAAGGACGAACGAGTTCACAGAGACATTCGTAGGCAACGAAAGAGCAAGATACTACCGCAGGATCAACGACCTGACGAAGATGTGGATATATACCTGGGGTCTTGCCAACGTAGTGCCGGGGCAGGTAGCACAGGTGCTGTTCGCGCAAGGGGCGCAGGCAGGTAACATATCAGCATATCAGTATTCAGGCAACTGGCTGATCGAGCGAGTAGTGCATTCGTTCGGATCAACATTTTCGACAAAGCTATTGCTAACAAGGGCAGGCGTGGATACCGATAAAGATACGACGCTCATTCCTGCCATAAAGGTAGTGTAATGGCACCGTCAAACTTAAATACGAAGTTTATAGGGATGTACAGGGGGCAGGTCTTTGACAACATGGATCCGCTGAAACAGGGCAGGATCAAGGTGCAGGTATGGCCTATGATGTCGGAGATCGTGAATGCTGACCTGTTACCGTGGGCCGTACCAGCCATGCCCTTGTGGGGTGGCGCAGGCAGTGGGTTCGGGATGATGGCGATACCGGCAATAGGGACGCACGTCTTCGTATTCTTTGAGGCAGGCGACGTCTATCAGCCTGTGTATTTTGCAGAGGCGCAGAATGCGATGGCTGGGATACCTGCAGAGGTGGCAGGTGACTATCCATACACTCGTGTGATGAAAAGCCCGAGCGGTGTCAAGATCATGGTGAACGACGCCAATGGATCAATCAAGATCGCCACACCGCTTAACTCGACTATTGAGATTGATGGCACAGGCAATGTCAAGTTAACATCTGTGGCCGGGGTGAGCATTCAAGCTGTTGTGGATATCGCTTTGCTTGCTACGGGAGCTATCATAATCACAGCCACAGGAGCCGTTAATATAACCACACTTGGTAACATTACAGTGAACGCGGTGAACGCGGCTATAAACGCAAGTGGAACAGCAAAGATACTATCAATAGGAAAGACGACCATTTCTGCCACCAACGACGTTGAGGTAGCAGCATCAGGCACAGCTAAAGTCATGGGGCAGAACGTTGTAATAGTAGGCTCTTTAGGAGTAGACATAAACTGATGGCAACGAAGAAGATAGCATGCCTGGGAGACCCGGCAAGCCACCCAGGCGTGATCAACACCAGTGGACAGACCGGAATGAATAAGGCAGGAGGAGTGGTGATAGCAGTACAGGGCGCGACATTTGCTTGTTTGACACCGGGGCACGGGACAACGCCGATAGCTCCTATAACAACGAAGAGCAGGATCGAGAGCAAGCTGATTATAACGGAAGGTGCGGTTGCAGGGTGCGGTGCAGTAATAGCCCCTCCTCCAAGAAAGGTGCTTGTAGAATGAGCGGAGACGTAATGACGACTCAGAAGCTGATCGACTACAGTTGTGCTGGCATCCTTGGGATATTCATTTGTGCATGGGCCATCTCGGTAACATGGATGAACCTGTGGGGCAGAAAGAAAGGCAAGAAGTAACATGATGCAAGCAGAAGTATGGTCAGATCTGGATGCAAGGTTCTTGACCGACTCTCAGGGAGCGATCAAGAAGGTGACGAATGTCGATTCGGTCATCACATCTATCGACAACATCTTGGGAACAGCACGGCTGGAGCGGGTGATGCTCCCCGACTTTGCGATCAGGCTAAAGGACATCCTGTTCGAGCCGATGACGGAAGAGTTCATGCAGTTCCTTTCAGATCAGGTTAAGGCGGCGGTAGAGACCTGGGACGACAGGGTGACTGTCTTGGCCGTAGATGTATGGTTCGACCCAGACAAAAACTTTGTAGAGTTCCGTCTGGAGTTCGCCATAAAAAGCTTTCAGAATATATTTACCTACACAAAGAGAGTAAACTTCTAAGGGGGATGAGATGTCGACACTAACGCCACTTGACTATGCAAATTACGACTTTGATACGCTGACACAGCAGCTCGTAAACAGGCTAAAGGCCAACCCGGACTCACCGTGGAAGGACACCTACCGATCGTCAACAGGGCAGATGCTGATAGAGCTGTATGCGTACATAGCGAACCTTGTTCTGTACTACATCGAACGCCGGGCAGAAGAGTCCTACATCGAGACGGCACAGCTAAAGTCAAGCGTGGTCAACCTTGTCAGGCTCGTTGGATACATTCCAACCAGAGCCGTGTCATCTACAGGCCAGCTTCAGTTCTCAAAGAATACGGCGTGGGCGGTAGATATCACGATCCCACAGTACACCGAATGCCGAACCAACGCAGGCATGAAGTATCTGACCAACGAGCAGAAGATCATACAGGCGGGGCTTGGTGTGGGTGATCCTGTAGACGTTCAAGGCATACAAGGATCTATAGTGCAAGTGACGTTCTCATCGAACGGAGCAACAGCGCCAGCGCAGTCGTACACCATAAGCGACACACAGATAGAGAACGACAGCTTCCCCGGCCTCATCGATCCTGATACGACGTTGGGCGTGTTCGTCAATGGCACACAGTGGCATAGGGTAAGCTCGTTCACGTCATCGACGGCTGACTCTCAGCACTACATGATACGGGCAGAGCTGGATGATACGGTATCAGTGCTATTTGGGAACAACCAGTTCGGCAAGGCGCCTGGAGTGGGAGACCAGATAATAGTCAAGTACATCAGGTCGGAAGGTGCATCCGGCAATGTGTTTGAGGCAGGCAAGATCATCAGCATATATTCCCCTTTGTACGACGCGAACAACGTCCTCGTGACAAGCAAGGTATCAGTAACCAATGCGAGCCCGAATGGACTATTCACCGGCGGTGCTGATTCGGAAAGCATAGATGAGATAAGAGAGAACGCCCCGAATGTTTTCAAGACCGGTGATCGTGCGGTGACAAAATCGGACTGCATCTCCATACTCGAAAACATACCCGGGATAGCCAATGCGAACGTGTGGGGTGAGCAGGAGGAGTATCCTGCAGGGGGCGCCCCTGCAAGCGCAATGAATGCTGTTAAGATTGTCACCATATTCTCCAACTTTACAGAGCCGACGCCAAACTTTAAGACCACGGTAATAAATCCCATCCTTACAACCAAGGCCACGCTCACGGTAAAGTTTGAGTACACATCTCCCAAGGTCATCGAGATCGTGCCGACAGCAACAGTGCGGATCCATCAGGGCTATACGATATCCGCGGCAGAGCAGAATATCAACACCGTGCTGCAGGAGAACTTTGTGCTGGGGACGACAACAAGGCTGGGGCAATCGATAAGAGTGTCCCAGATCGTGCAGGCCATCAACTCGCTGGCAGAGGTGGCATACTTACACATGGAGCTTGTGGCGAGGAGCGAAAACCTGGCTAACTACGATGTGCACCATGACTTTGGATGCATACTCCTGGCAAATCCCATACAGACGGGTACGGTCAATGTGTATGTGGGGCAATCGGATGACGTGGCACTGTTGGTAGGAACGGATGACGGTGCAGGAACATTCACTCCCACAGTTCCAAATCCGCTTCCTCCGGGATTTCAGTTCCTTGGCGGTGAGGTGCAGTACAACGCAGGGCCGAACCCGATAGGATACTGTGGGTTGGATATGCTGAACCACTTGCTTCCGCCAGGAATGTTCATATGGGTTAAATATCTTCAGGACAATACCTCGATCGGATTCACGGGGGATATTATCGTGGACAAGGACGAGGTCTGCAGGCTGTGGGAGGATCAAGGCGACCTAACAATCGACTTTGAATAAAGGGGGATACAATGATAGGCACAAAGAAAGGGTACAAAGGAGTATGGCGCATAGAGCACCGTGACAGGAACGGGAGGCTTTTGTGGTCAGAGGACAAAGAGAATGCGCTCACCAATCAGGGCGAGAATAATATCCTGAACGTGTACTTCAGGAACCTGGGAGCGCCCGCCACAGGGTTCTTCGTGGGGATGTGCAACGGATCGATGGACGTGGGAAGCACGCTTGCCACAGTGCCGAATGAGCCTGTAGGTAATGGGTATGCCCGTCAAGCCGTCCTCAGGGACGAATCGGACTCAGGATGGCCTGTAATTGAGCTACATGAGGGAAATTACAGGGCTATATCGAAGCAGGTACAGTTCATGGCTGCTGGAGGCACTATTGGGCCTGTGAACATCATATTTCTGTGTACAGTGATTACAGGAATCAGTGGACTGCTGACGGCATTCGTCAACCTGTCCCTGCCAAGAACATTGCTGGATGGAGACAGCTTACTGGCGAGGTATACAGTAACGCTACAATAAACTATGACATACACCGAAGAACTAGAATTTACGATACAATCGACGCAGCAACTGCTGAATAGGCCGCAGTCTGCCGTGGGCGAGTTCATAGCCTTTGGCGACGGCTTGAACCCGGCGTTCGATCACGATACGACATATCTTGAATTACGGCATGGCTTCGTCACGGTAACGGATGGGGCGGAGACGTATCAGGATGACGGCAACGGCAACCTCGTAAATGTTGCCGTGCCTATCGTGGCAGAGCTGTTCGCGGTAGGACGATCCCCAGGTGATCCGCTTATAAACTCACCGACATTCACAAATACGATAATCAATCCTGGGATACAGCCTGGATCGATCATGATAACGGACGGCGTTGAAACATTCTTTGATACAGGAATCGGGCCTCTGGAAGGAGCGCTGGGTGGATTTGGATTTGCTGACTATGCATCAGGCACGATAACCATCACGTTTACATACATACCTCCTCCCGGCACACAGATACTTATCAACTATACCAGCATAGCATCGGGATTGCATGGCACGGTGAACTATGTGTCAGGGCACATACACGTAGTGTTTACCAATCCGCCCTTACTGGGCGCGATCATAACAACAAGCTACCAGTGGCAGCAGTATTATCCGACAGCGATATACGTTTTCAATCTGGGCATACTGATGACATCGATAACGGACGTCGATGTCGTCGCATCGAAGTATGTGGATCTGATACAGCTCGTGCCTGAGAAGTTCAGGGGCGCCGAGATCCTGCAGGAATATCTGCGGGCAGTAGGTCTATACACAGGCATATGGCTGACCAAGATCGACAACATGCTGAAGCTGTTGGATATATATTCTGTGAGCGACCAGTTTAAGGAGACGATACCAGCACATAACCTGGTGTTCGATGAAGAGTACATGTCGAGGCTGGGAGCGCTCATAGGGCTGACGATCACCAAAGGAAGGAACCCTGGAGAGACGGAAGAGCAGTATAGGGACAGGTTACGACGCCAGCTCATCAATGCGATCGACTGGTATAAGATCAAAGGTACATATCAGGCACTACAGGACGCAATATACATCACGAACCAGGCCATAGCAGTGAAAGACCTGTACACCAACGACTACATCAACTTCATTCAGGAGGACTGGTTCATAGCAAGCTATCCAGGGGAGAACCCACCGGGGCTGGATGCTACATACTACAAGTCACCGCACTTCGGATTGCAGATCGTTCTGAACCAGGTATTTATGCAGCCACCGGCTAACCCATACCTGTGGAAGGGTGATGACAAGTTTGCGAACGTGAGGGCGCTGGTTGAGGAGATACGGCCTGTCAACACCGTGCCGACATTCATCATTGAGATGGACGCACAGTGCAATGAGGACGGCACCTTATATACAGTATCAGCAACACAGGTTAAGTCCATAAGACTATATGAGCCGTGGGTATTCACCAGGCAGTACTTTGATCAGGATCACCTGGGGCCGGGGCAGACATTCCACTTCGACAACGACATGATCATACCCATAACGGCAGAGACGTATGGGACTGGTGATGGAGGAACCGTAACCTTCATTCACACAATGGACAACGTGGGATTCAAGATTAGAGAGGGATTCGTCACCGTAACGGATGGGGTAGAGATATTCATAGATAACGGGGACGGTACGCTCACAGGCAACCTTGGTGGTGTAGGAACTATTAACTATACGAATGGAATATGTAATGTAACATTCCAAGGCGCTCCTGCTAAGGGCGTGGGCATAACGACCGACTATCAATACTTCTTCGGATCAGGAAGGTTCTTTGACTTCTCCCAGTTGGCATTTTTGGAATCTGTGACAGTATGGAAGCTGGGAACAGGCAACAAGGGAGTATCACCGGATACACCCGGATGGAACCTCGTAACCATAACACATACAGGAACGATGGCGTTCCCCCAAACGATACGAATCCTTCCCGATAGGACAGAGTACGAAGTAGTAGTGAATCAATCAATAGTAGAAGCGGGCGGATTCTCCGAGCTTGGGCTATACCTAAGCGACGGTACAACGTTGGTGATAGGATGCACATTTCCTGACATATTCAAAATAGCTGGCGTCGAACTGAGGATCATACTAAGGCTACTAAAATAACGGAGGAACAAGATGGCTACCCAAACTATAAGAGTAAGATTCTTCGACCCGGTTGAAGCGCACGTGGTCAACGAACGATTCCAGGATGTCCGAGTGGTGGGCATATATTCGGGTGGGTATCTTTCGAGAGTCAACGACACCCAGGTAAACGTGTCACAGCTCGTGTGTGAGATAAGCGACGGGCAGTACCAGATTAGAATGATGACTGACGGGCCTCAATTGGTAAACGTAACGAGTGGCACTCAGTACGTTATACTACGATGGTTGTACAATGGCACAGTATCAAACGATGTGCAATTCCTTGCTGTTGATTCGGGCGGCCTTCAGGTAAATGATGTTATCATAGGGTTCTGTCATTACACAGGGCCAGCGCTGGATAGTTTTTTATATGACAAAAGAACCACTCCTGATACACACGACCTGTTCCTAAAGGTAGAGCCGACTGACCCCACAACAATGAGCATTAAGGTAAGACCGGGCAGAGTTAACTATGGAGTGCTTAATTACTCCGTTCCTGACACTGACTTGCTGCTTGCAATGCCTGCTGCCAACCCAAGGATTGATGTGGTGTATATTGATACGGACGGTGTGCCTAAGGTCAAGACAGGGGATGAAGCAGCCAGCCCTATCGCAAAACCCTTTCAAGGAAAGATCGCGCTGGCAAAGATAGCCATGTCTCCTGGAATGGGCACGATAACAAAAGAGGATATTACTGATGTAAGGTCATTTATCACTGGCGGCATAGTTCCCGGTCAAGTGGCTGGAGATGTGCTATACTTTAATGGAGACCCACTTGTAAACGCCTGGGACAGGCTGCCAATCGGCACAGCAGGACAACGACTGCGGGTAAATGTAGGAGCAACGGGGCTGGAGTATGTTGATGTATACAGATTGCTGGTATGGTACGTTGATGGCAATCTGGTCATAGGAAACAGCAAGAGCGTCACGCTACGGATGCCATTCAACGGAGCATTCGTGCGCGCCGATGCATATGTTGTATCAGCTCCGTTGGGCACTCCAATCAAAGTGCAGATCAACAAGAACGGTGGGAACATCTGGTTCCCCGCACCAGATCACAGGCTCACAATATTAGCAGGTGTGACGAACGGAAACACCCTGTCATTTGACACGATCACGTTCGTAGCAGGCGACGTGTTCACGATGGACTTGAACCAGGTAGGAAGCACAACAGCAGGCATGAGCCTGACTGTTCTGCTAACGGTCAAGGAGACTCCGTAATGGCGCAAAGCGTATTACTGTTTAGCTTTCCCGCGCAGTCACAGAGCGCAAGGAATG